TTCATTCTTTCAATGCAACTTTCTTTATAAGGATTCTGTCTTACCACTATTTAACCTCCATAGCTTTTTTATATTCATCTTCTAATTCTTTAGAAATTTCTTTCCATTCTTTAGGCCATCCTTGGTAAGGTTGAATATTCTCTGAAAACTCATTGAATATCCAGTTAAAACCTTCATTTAAGACCATAGCTAACATCTGTTTAACTGGTCTAGCATCGGCTTTGGCTAACGCCCTAATAGCTTTTTGTTGTACGTTTGATAAACGTAAATTTGATTCATTCATGATTAATTAATTGTATAATTATATATTTTAGTATACACTATTTAGTATACTAATCAACCCTAATTCGCCTTTAATGTCTTTTATTAAAAATTTGATTCATGATCATGACATTCATGACAATAATCAGCTTAAATCATTCATTAAGCATCAAGAGTTATCTCAAGTTGATGAGATAACCCCAGATAATAACGATATGCTTTTTAAATTATTATTCTTATTACTTTTAAAATCTAAACAGTAGCTAGTTTTTTATTTCTTTTTATTTCTCTTAATGCAATTGCACTTGCTGTATTTTTCTCTTGTAACCCGTGTAATAACAATGCAAAAGGTCCATCTTCAAAGCATAAACTATCATCTACGTCTATTTTTAACTTTAATCGTTTAGCTTCGTCTTCACTAAATACGACTTTACTATATCTTGTAAAATATCCTTCATCTATTAAATAATCATATTTCCCACCATAACTAGCGGTTAAATAAAAATTATTAGGTAATAAAACTTTTAAAAAGTATTCTAAGCTTTTACTATAACAATAAAATTTTATATCCTTATTAAACTTAGCTACATTTAACCAGGATTCTAAATATAAAGGGTGATAAAAATCACCGCTCTCATGAATTCTAAACTTATCTATATTCTTTTTATTAGCTAATAAACTATCGTTTATAAGGTTGGATAACCCGTCTACATCCCTTTTAACTACATAACTATTAATTAAATTAAAGTTGTATCTACGACTATTAAAAACGTTAGGATAACGTAGCTCTTCACTTGCCGCGAAACAAGTAAATAAACTTTTATCACCCCTTTTTAACTCTCTCTTATTAGTTTTATCATTCATAACAGCCCACGCTTTGCAAACCGAACTACCTGGACACGTCAAACCAGCTGGTAAGCTTATTATTCCCGTAGTTTTTGGTAATTTTTTATTACCTTTTGACATTTTTAAAATCATTTTTAATTAATAAAATAAATTTTTAATTGAAAGTAAAAAAATACTTTCATTAAAGGGTGTTCAATACACCCCTTAAAGCAAGTATTATTTTTTATTTAGTCCATATGGTCGTATTCTTTTATTTTTCCATCCCATCCATCTATTAATCCATGATGCTTCATATAGCAATATTCCTTACCTATATCATTTTTAAAATGATGATCATCATCCCATTTTTTACGTCTTAATCTAAACTCTGCACCATGAGTCTCAATAGGTATTACTTTTTTATCTATAACCCTAACTAACGGGCATTCATAACCCTTTTGAAATCCCCATGCTTTACTATATTCAGTATTTAATCTTTGACTAGGTATCTCTTTAAACCATACATAGTGATCACTTAATCTGGTAACAACATAAAAAGAATTTCTAGTTGTATTCCATCCCCATCGCATATGACATATACACCCTATATAAAATTTAAAGGGTGTTTTTTTATTCATAGGAACTGTTTTAAGTTCGTTAATGAGTTTTGACTCATTAATAATTGCTTCATTCATTGTTTTAATTAATGTAAGTTGAAAATAAAACTATTTATAAAAAATAGTTTTTTAAAACTATCTATAATTAGATAGCTTTAAGAAACTATTATTTATTTTTTTATATAACTATGTTCATAATATTTATTAAGTTTCTCAATCCATTTAGTTTTATTATCTGATAATCTGATTTTTTTAATATCTCTACTATGAAATAATTCTCTTTTTTTACATCCTCTAGTAATCTTATGAGTTATCTTAATATTATATTTCTTTTCAATCATATCCTTATTCATATATCTTTTAAACCATTTACTTCGTTTAAAATGTTTTGATACTTCTTCTAAGCTAGTAGTTAAATATTGTAATTCATACCCATATTGAAAAGGAATTTTTAATTGAATGCTATTGTTTAAACCATGGTTTAAAATAACATTAGAACTAAAATAAGAGTTACCGTTAACAGTATCTCTATATCCTAGAGCTACAATATCAATAGTTTTTAATTCTTTTAATTTCATAGTTTTTAAATTAATAAAGTGAATAAAAAAAAAGTAACCCGTTAAGAGTTACTTATAGTTGGTTTTGTTGTTAGTGGTCTATTGATATATTCACTTCTTAGTTTATGTTCTTTAATTATTTCTTCTTTATGAAGAATTTCTTCTGGATTATCTGGGGTTAGCATATGATATGCTTTATCCATTAATAAATCATATTCTTGTTTATTCTTAGAATATTCATAAGAACTAGAAGTAAGTTTTAATACAATCGTGTTGTATTCTTTACTAGTGAAATAACGTTTTGAAGTGTCCATAGTTTAATTAAATAAAATTGTATAAGGATATATTTTATTATATATCCTCAAGTTGATTTATAGCAAGTATATTTAGTACTTGTTGTTGTTGAAATTCTGATCCAGTTTTTAATACTTGTTGACAGGCTTTATTCTCCATAGAGATATCAACCTTACAATCTGCGAAAGTACTTTTATTAAGACTTTCAGTAATAACACTGGTTAGAACTATCCCAGATAAGGCATAGAATCCAGACCAAATAACGAAATTTTTTAACATGGTTTTAATTAATAAAATTAATTTGAATTAGAGTCTTAAGGACTCTTTAAAGGGTATTAGCTACCCTTTAAGGAATCTTTAAAGAGAATTAATAATTAATTGCTCGTATGTATTCTTCTAATTCTCTAGGATTATTTCTTTTAAAATATCCATTATTGGTTAATTGTCTATGAGTATTATTCATACCTAAGTCAATTAATTCAAAGTCCCTTTTTGTTTTTGGTTCCCAAGTTCTAATTAGAATAGATCTAATCCTTTGTCCATATGTTGAACATTTAAATTCTTTTAATTCCATAGTCTGGTTTTAATTAATTTAGTGTTGTTTAGTTTTAGTAAAGCTGTAAAGCTTTGTTTGTTGTAAAGGGATGTAATACCTATAAAAGATAATTACACCCCTTACAATCGATTTAAAGAGTACTAGAGGATTATTTTAAGACTATGTAGTCAATAAAGTTTTCAACCCTCCAACGGTTTAACTCTTCTATCATCTCCCAATTGTCTGGAAAAATCTCAGAGCGTCTATAAAGCTTTAAATATTTGGTTTTAGATCTCTTACTTTCAACTTCTTTAAAGTCTATTTTAAGATGTTCTAAAACTGTTTTATTTGCTTCAGTAGACTTACAGACAGTGTGTGTGTCGATTACTGTGTTCATGAGTTTAATTAGTATGAAGTTTTCTAGGTACTGAAGTTGAAAGTTTTTATACCTTCCCCTTCCCCCTTATTCTACCAAAAAATATAAGTAAATATAATTATATATAATTATCTTAACAATATGTAACAATGGGGGTGTAGTTGTAAATTTATTTTTATTTTTGCGTGTGTGGATAACTTAAATATATTCTACAAATGTTTATTGCTTAGGTTCTATGCGAATAGCAAGTTCTGGAGCTTGGATATTAACTGTTTCTACGGATTCACCAACTACTTTGCCTAGGGAATCTAATATTTGTGCTGCTGTTTGAAGCTGACCTTTTGATACTGCTTTATTGAATAGACGCATACGCATTGCTTGTAAGCGAGGAATCATTTTATCTCTTTCTTTCAACCAATCTTGATCATTCCATTCTTTAACTTTATTCCAATCAGCCCAACCTGTAGTTTCTGAGATACCTTCTCTATGAGAATGTTCTATGACTAGTTGTCTGGTAGTTTTACCTTCTAGCTGTTTTGAGTATAAACGTTGGCATCTAGCTTCTATTACTGCTCTTGAATTTGTACCACCTGTATATTTTTGAACACGAGGTTTACGTTGAGGAGCAGGAAGGTCGTAATTTAGGTTGTTAATGAAAGATTCAGCCACAGACTTAGTCTTTGAGGGGGTTAATATTCTGATGATAGCCTTAAAAGTATGAAATGCGAAAGAAAATGAGTAATATTATGAAAAAAAAGATGATATGAGCTTGAATGAGATCAGTTTAAGGTATGCACAGGGGGAGGTGTTTAATAGTGATAAAAGATTTCGGGTGTTGGTTGCAGGAAGAAGGTTTGGTAAATCATATTTATCTTGTATTGAACTGCTTAGAGGAGCAATCAAACGACCTGGTGAGGTTTATTTCTATTGTGCTCCTACATATCGTATGGCAAAGGATATTGCATGGAAGGAATTGAAGAGATTAACACCTAAAACATGGATAAAAGCTAAAAATGAGACAGATTTGAGGATAGATTTGATAAATGGATCAAGTATTGAGTTAAAAGGTACTGAAAATGCGATGGCATTGAGAGGTAGGAGTTTAGCTGGTGTTGTATTGGATGAAGCAGCTTTTATGGAAAGGGATGTATGGGCTGAAGTTATCAGACCTGCATTGGCAGATAAACAAGGGTGGGCTTTGTTTATTAGTACTCCTGATGGTACTGCAAGTTGGTTTTATGATATGTGGTGTTTTTGTGGTGAACAGGAGTGGGATGATTGGCAAAGGTGGAGTTTTACTACGATTGAAGGGGGTAATGTAAAAAAAGAGGAAGTTGAAGCAGCTAGAGGGCAACTAGACCCAAGAACTTTTAGACAAGAATTTGAAGCTAGTTTTGAAAATCTTACTGGTTTGGTTGCTGTTAGCTTTAGTGATGAGAATATTGATAAAGAAGTAGCTGATTTACATATGCTTCCCCTGTTATTGGGTTTAGATTTTAACGTTGACCCTATGGCAGGAATCTGTGCTGTGAAACACAATAATACACTATATGTCTTCGATGAGATTATGCTGACAGGAGGTGCTACTACTTGGGATTTTGCTGAAGAAGTTACTAGAAGATATGGGGTGGATCGAAGAATTATTGCTTGTCCTGACCCTACTGGTAGTGCAAGAAAAACTAGTGGGGTGGGTGTTACAGATCATACGATACTTAGAAGGTCTGGTTTTACTGTTATGAGTCCTAGATCACCTTGGAGGATCAGAGATAAGATTACTGCTGTAAATACAGCTTTGTATGATGCTGAAGGCGAAAGAAGGACATTAATACATCCTCGATGTAAAGAATTAATAAAAGCACTTAGAACTTTGACATATGCACCAAATACTGGATTACCTAATAAGAATCTGGGTGTTGATCATGCTTTTGATGCTTTTGGTTACCTTTGTCTACAACAATTTAATTTGGCAAAACCAGAGACATTAGGGCAAACTGCATTTAGAATATATTAAGAGTTTACTTTTTTATTATGTATCACGGCTCTCATTCAATGACAGGTAAGAAAAAAAAGAAGAAAAAGAAAAAAACTACTAAGAAAAAGTGAGAAAATTTAGAAGAGTAAAAAGAGATAAGAAAACAGGTGTGCCTAGCAAATACCTTGCTGGTGCAAAAAATAAAGCTGCAAAAGCAAAAGAAATAAAAGAAACAGCCGAAAAATACAGAAAAGGGCAATATATTGATATAAAAGCTATTTCAAAATTACGTTCTGAACAAGATGACTCAAAGCGGAAGAAGAAAACCTCTAAGCGGTAAAATTAAAAAAAGTCTTGAAAAGAAAGCTGAAAATAGCAGGTTCTATTATGGAGAGCTTGCAAAAGTTTATCGTAAAGGTCAGGGAGCATATCTTTCTGCTGGCTCTAGAAATGTATCAATGGAAGCTTGGGCTATGGGTAGAGTTAATAGTTATATGACAGGGCAGGGGGGTGCAAGGACAGCAGATAAAGCTATTTATGCAGAGTATCAAAAAAAACGAAAACGTAAGTAAATGTAAAATAAATACTTCTAAGGTAATATGAAGTGTAATGATAAATTTTTAAGATGATTGAAATTACTGAAGAAATGCTCGATATTATTGAAGCAGTGAAAGGTAAACGTAATCCTGCTCTTTGGGATCCCAGATGTGAACAATATCAAAGAAAACTCAAAGAAGGTACTGTAAAAAAGTCAACTACAAGTTAAACTATTTATAAATACTCTTTTTTCTCAAGGATCATGGCATTTTTTCGTGGCGAAGAAGGTTCTGTTAAATTTAAGAACTCTTCTGGTAGTACTGAAGCAATAGTTTCAACTACAGGTTGGACATTAGATACAACAAAAGAAACATTAGATGTAACTGCTCATGGTGCTACATCAAGAAGTTTTGTTGGTGGATTAATTTCTGCATCTGGAACTGTTGATTTTCTATATACAGCAGCTAGTGGAAATGAAACTGAGAATTTGATAGATGATATTTTAACAACAGAGGATGCTGGTGATGCACAGTTTGATTTATTTTTAGATACTTCTGGTGATAAAAAAATAAGTTTTTTTGGCATTGTTACAGGAACAAGTTTATCTGCTACAACAGGTGATCTTGAAACTGTCAGTGTTAGCTTTATCTCTACTGGTGCTATAACCAACGCTATCTAATGCCTAAATCATCTTATTCACCAAAGCAACGTAGATTAGCTGCTGTTGCTCCACCACGGGATAAGATTACTGCTGCTGATCTCAAAAAACTACGTTCTAAGAAAAAAAAGAAAAAAAAGAAGTGAAACTTACCACTCGCCAAAAAAATCTCCTTGAAAAACACTCTGAGCACCATAGCAAAAAGCATATGGAGTATATGAAGAGAAAGATGAGAGAGGGTGATACTTTTACTCAAGCTCATAAAAAAGCACAGGCGAAGGTGGGAAAATGAAAAAAAAAGATCCTAGACTTACAAAAAATAGGTTAGAAGATTTTAATAAACCAAAAAAGACTCCTAATCATCCAACTAAATCTCATGTGGTTTTAGCTAAAAAAGGCGATAAAATTCAGTTAATACGATTTGGTCAACAGGGGGTTGTAGGTGCTGGTAAAAATCCTAAGACAGAAAAAGATAAAGCTAGAAGAAAAGCATATTATGCTAGACATAATGCACAAGATCCCAACCCAGGATTTTTTTCTGCAAGATACTGGTCACACCGCACTAAATGGTAAATTATGACTTACGCTGTTCCTGGTCCAATTAGAACTAATATTGTTTCATCTACTTCTTTAGGTGGTATTGATAGTCCTTTTACTAGAACTAGAGCAGTTTTAGATATGATGAAAGGATGGGAAATAATGAAAGCTGTAACAGAAGGTACTGAATATTTAAGAGAAAATAGCGAGGCGTTTTTACCTTTAGAGCCAAGAGAAGATTTTGATGCTTATATGGCAAGAGTAAATCGTGCTGTATTTTCTCCTTTTACACAAAGATTAATAAGAGCAGCTACAGGTCTTGTATTAAGAAAACCAATATCATTAATAGGTGATCCTTATTGGACAGAAACTTTTAAAATGGATGTTGATGGTTGTGGTTCTGATTTAGATGAATATGCAAGAAGAATACTGATGTGTTCTCTTACTTATGGTCAAAGTCATATTCTTGTTGATTATCCAGCACCTTCTGGTGCTTTAAGTCTTGCAGAAGAAAGACAACAAAATCGTAGACCTTATTGGATAGAGGTTGATCCAAACAATCTTTATGGTTGGAGATTAGATAGAGAATCAAATTATGGGAATCTTATACAAGCTCGAATTGCAGAAAAGGCTGTATTGCCTGATGGTGATTTTGGAGAAAAAGTTTATGACCAGATAAGAGTTATAGAACCTGGTCGATACAGAGTGTTTCGTAAAAAAGAGCAAATCGAAGAAATGTATGATGTCTCTGATAATAGTGTGACAGGAAATTTTGAAATGGGATCAGCAGATAAAGATTATCAACAAGTTGAATCAGGAGAGTTTTCTCTTGGTGAAATACCTTTAGTTACTATTTATTCTGGAAAAACTGAAAATTTAGTTAGCAAACCACCTTTACTTGATATTGCATATTTAAATCTTGCACATTTTCAAAGACAGGCTGATCTAATTCATAGTTTGCACGTTGCATCTCAACCAATGC